CATTGTATTCATTGATTTATTTTAATTGATATCCGAACGGTTTCGTTTTTTGGTAGGATCCCCATAAATAATCACACAAGAATCACACATGGAGATTATACGATGGATGAACTACTCAAAAGGCTGCTTGTTGCAGACATTTTGAATGAGGATACAAAGACTGAGCTCGAAAGAGCCTTCAAGTCTCAGTTGACAGAAGCTGTCAAAGCCGCCAAGGCTGATGCACATGCTACTGTTACTGCTGAATTGAATGACCAGTGGATCACTGCGCGGGAAGCTCTCGTGGAAGCTCTTGATACCAAAGTCAATGAAGCACTCGTTGAAGAGTTGTCTGAACTCAAGGCTGACATCGAGCGTTATCGCAATATCGAAGTCAAGAACGAAAGAAAGCTCGTCGAATCCAAGAAGGAAATGGCTAAGACTCTTAAAGCTGACCTTGCTCAATTGATTGAAGAACTCGACACTTGGTTGGAAATTCGCCTAACTTCAGAATTGACTGAGCTCAAAGAAGACCTACGCGTAGTTAAGCAGCAACGATTTGGTCAAACCGTATTTGAAGCATTTGTTAATGAATTCCAAAAATTCTATGTTGATGATGGTGCTACTCAGAAGAAGCTAGCAGAATCAACTAAGCGTCTCGCTAATACTACTACTGCTCTCAAGGAATCAGAAAAGAAAGCAGCTCGTATGGAGCGTTCAATTAAGATGGCTGAAGTGCTATCCCCACTCACTGGTCGTGCCCGTGAAGTGATGGAAGCAATTCTTAAGCCAGTAGCTACAAAGATGCTCAGTGAAGCATATGACACGTATATCGGTAGAGTGGTCAAGGAAACTATCGACTCCCCAACTTCAGAGAAGGAAACTCCAGTACTAGCTGAAGGCGCATCAACCACGAAGAAGACCGCACCTCGTGGCAAGGTAAAGACCGGTGACGATAACGTCCGCATTAATGAATCGATCCGTATGACAAATGCTGATCGTGACGCAAATCGTTCCAATGCAGTAAGTAGTGATGATTTGGCACGTCTTCGTAGACAAGCCGGTCTCGTCTAATAAGCTAGTACATTCCAATAACATACAAGGAGATTTAAATGGAATTGTTTGAAAACTGGGCAGTAGTTAAAGAAACTCTGCTCGACGGTCTTGACGCTAACAAGCAAAACATTGTTGGCCGCTTGCTCGAAAACCAAAAGCAACACATCATCAACGAAACCGCCGCTGGTGGTTCTGTATCGGCAAACGACATTGCAGGTTTCCGCAAGATCCTGATCCCAATGATCCGCCGTATTATTCCTGGTACCATTGCTACTGAACTAGTTGGTGTTCAGCCAATGCAATCGCCAGTCGACCTAGTCTATACCATGCGTTATAAGTATGGTGAAGGTGTGAGCGTTCCTGGTGCTGGTTCTGCTGGCAACCCATGGACTGCTAACGGATCTGATGGTACTATCAACGCTGGTGACGAACTATTTGGTAACAACCCAGTTCTACGTCAGTTCTACTCGTCCGCTGCTGGTGCTACTGTTGGTGATGGTGGTCTGCCACAACCAGCTGGTGCTTCTGGTATCGCAAACGCTGCTGCAGACGAAGCTGATACACAAAGCGCTGCTTCGCGTGGTGCCTGGCCTTCTAGCCTGCCTGCATACAACACTGCCTCGTTTGGTCCTTATCCTTCGAGTGGTGTGGATGCAATCGGCAAGCAGTACGCTGGTCGTCTATATGGTGGTTCTGGTTCGTACATTGAAGGTACTGGTGGACGTACTGTTAAGCTGGAAGTTGTGTCGCAAGCTGTTGAAGCTGGTACACGTAAGCTCCAAGCTGGTTGGACTATCGAAGCTATGCAAGACTTGAAGAGTCAGCATGGCCGCGATCTGGAAAGCGAACTCTCGCAGGTTATCTCTGCAGAAATCGTCCAAGAAATCGACAGCGAAATTCTGTCTGACTTGGTGTCGTTGGCTGGTACAGTTGGAACTTACGACTACTCCACCATCGGCCTTGGCCCACAGTATCAGCCTGCTTACCTAGGCGACCGTTTTGCTAACCTCGGCATTATCATCAATGCTGTGGCAAACGAAATCGCTCGTAAGACTCGTCGTGGTCCTGGTAACTTCATCGTTGTGTCGCCAATGGTTGTGTCGATTCTACAATCTGCTGCAAAGTCCGTATTCGCACCTGCAATCGCTGGTTCGTTCAAGGGTCCTAACAACAGCATGTTGGTTGGTACACTGAATGGCAACATCAAGGTGTATAGCTATATGTGGAACCAAGTGTCTGGATTGGGTGCTGCTGTTAACGATATTATCCTTGTAGGGTATAAAGGCGGCAACAGTGAGACCGATGTCGGCTACTTCTACTGCCCGTATGTACCATTGATGTCTTCTGGTGTGGTAATTAACCCTATTACCTTCCAACCAGTTGTGTCCATGCTAACACGATATGGGAAAGTTGCGTTCAGTCAGACACAAACTTCTCTTGGAAACTCGGCGGACTATTATGGTAAGATAAATGTTTCCAATTTCCAATTTGCATAAGCTGTAAAAACACAAAAAAATCCCGCATACTATGCGGGATTTTTTATATGATGTAGGCAATTCCGCTAGTTACTACGATGTTGATATACCTCCTTTCTTTTGGTAATTTTTGTCGATTTTTGGCAATTCCACTAGTTACTACGACGTTGAGATATGTAACTCAAATTAGTAATCTGATGGATTAGTATCCTATACCCCCCATATAATATACTATTTGTATGAGAACATTATGGCTCCTCCAACTAGAGCTGTGCGAACAACTTCGTTCATCGAGCGCGCAACCATACTGCACAATAATAAGTACACATATACTAACATCGATTACGTAGATGGACAAACAAAAATATCTATCACATGTCCAGTACATGGGGAGTTTATGCAGACTCCACGAAATCATCTCACTGGACAAGGTTGCAGAAAATGCGCAGTTGATGCTAGTAGGATGCATATGTCAGAATTTCTCAGCAGATGTAAAGAAGTTCATGGAACCAGATATGATTACTCTCTAGTAGATGACAGCCATATAGGTCACACATGTCATCATAAAATACGAATATTATGTCCCACACAGGGGGAATTTTCTCAACAAGTAACCGCTCACCTACGAGGACATGGATGTCCAAGATGTGCTGTTAGATCC